CTGCAGGTGTCGGCAGTGTGCGCAAGGTGAACACCTTCACCGAGATCACCAAAGCCACCGCCGCATCCAGCTCCGGCGGCGATCCGAAGACGGTGAACTACAAGTACATCGCCTCGGATGTCGAATACTCGATCAACGACGGCTTCAGCGCCACGCAGTACACGCTGACCATCGATGCCGACGCTATCGGCGAAGCCGGCTATGACACGCTGAAGCAACTGACCGACGTGCAGACCGACACCGCGCTGAAGATGCTGATGCGCTCCGGCGCCCGCCTGTACCTGCCATGCACCGTCGCCCTGAACGACGTTCCCAGCCTCAACGACGGCCAGATCAACACCGTGCAAGCAGTGTTCAACGGCAACAACCGTCCCACTCGCTACAAGGCCCCCTAAGCCTTGCTCCCAGCACCGGCCCGGCTGCTTCGCCTCCTTCAGCGGTGGCGGGCAGTCGGGCGCGGGCATTTAACCCTCCGCTGAAAGAACGCACATGAGCACCAAGAACACCTCCAAGACCCAAGCGCCGGCCGCCTTCATCCTGGGAAAGCGCCCGGAAACTGTGGCGGGCACCGTCGAATTCCCGTTGCCCGATGGCACCACGGCCAAGATCCCCACCCTGTTCAAGTACCGTACCCGCAAGGAGTTCGGCGCACTCTGGGATCAGATGCTGGTCGATGCTGGCGACAAAGTAAAGGCAGTGGACAACGAGAAGCACACCTTCGCGGGCATGTTCGAACGCGGCGACTCTGCCAACGCTGAGAACGCCCTGAAGTACATCGCGGGTTGGCCCGACACCATGCCGACGCTTGACAAGGGCGCCCTGGCTGATCTGTTCGACCAGGCCGCAGCGGCGCCGGCTGCTTTCTGGGATGCCTACCGTCAGCTCTGCACCACTGGCCGCCTGGGAAACTCTCAGCCGCAGTAGCCGCCTTCTTCAAGCCCGCTCCCGATGTTGCAGACGGATTCAGCCCAGAGGACTACTACGAAGACCCGGTGGAAGTCCTGCCTGAAAACTGGGCGTCGCTGATGTTCTTCATCGGCCTGCAAACGCAGTGGAGCTGGGCTGTAGGGGCTGCAGGCGGCAACCGTACCGGCTTGCGCTACGAGGCCGTGTACCCGCTGCTCGACCGCTGGACGAAAGGCGAGCCGGAAGAATGGGAGCGGTTGTTCGCGGACGTGCAACACATGGAAATGGCTGTGCTTCAGATACCCTCCAAGAAGTAGGAGGTGTTTGATAGCATGGCCGGTTTCTTATGGAGACGGATATGCGAAAGGTGATGCTGATCTTGGCAGTCTTTGGAGTTCTTGCAGCTGGGTTGTTCACCTATAGGTCTTACCTTGTGAATGAACTCCGAAGGCCAGTGCTAGCAAAGTTCAAGGATCCGGAGTCCGCGCAATTTCGGAACGAGAAACTGCATGGCGACTGGTCTGTGAAAGGCAGCATATTGTGTGGAGAGGTAAATGCCAAGAATGGCATGGGCGGATACGTAGGGTTCACGCCATTCTGGGCTGCATCCGGTGAGAAGGCGGATTTGGGCAGTGAACCAATTGGGCCGGATGTCGTAAAGGCGCAATGCGACATCTAGGGAATTGGCGGAATTTCACATTCTTAGTTAGTTATTTAGTTAGACCCCCGGCAAACACTGGGGGTTTTTTATTTTCCAAGGCTCGCTTCTGCGGGCCTTTCGCATTTCTGGAGCCTGCATGGACGAACAACTGCGAAAAACAGGCTTTGTTGTTGTCGCCGAGAACCAGACCAAGGGCACTCTGCAGGAGATCAAGGCCGACGCCGCCGACATGGCCGCGAAGGTGGAGCAAGCTGGTCAGCGTGCTGGCCAGGGCCTGAATGCCGTCGGTGACGGCGGCGACAAGGCTGCAAAGAAGCTCGACGGCGCTGCCCGCTCGATCATCAGCTCGATCCAGCGGACAACCGCAGCCGTCGAAGCCGGCGACAAAGGCACCTCCAAATACTTCGAAGCCATTGCCCGCCAACGCGGCATCGGTGGTGATGTGTTGGAGCCGTATTTGGCGCAACTGCGCGCTGCCGAGACGGCGCAGGCGTCCGCATCGGCATCCATGGGGCAAATGGGCATGTCGGCCAAGGCCATGAGCGCTGCCATGCGCGGCGTGCCGGCGCAGATCAGCGATATCGTTGTGTCGCTCCAGGGCGGCCAGGCGCCAATGACGGTTTTCTTGCAGCAGGGCCTGCAGCTCCGCGACATGTTCGGCGGCTTCGGCGCAGCCGGCAAGGCGCTTGGCTCCACATTGCTCGGCATGGTCAACCCGCTGACTGCTGCTGGCGCGGCTGTCGTGGCGCTGGGTGCCGCGTACAACGCAGGATCAAAGGAGAACGACGCGTTTGTCCGGTCTATCGTGACCACCGGGAACGCATCTGGAGTGACAGCATCCCAATTGCGCCAGTACGCACGCGAAATTGATGCAGTGGTTGGAACGCACGCGAAAGCTGCAGCAGGGCTTGCTGAGTTTGCCGCCGCTGGCGTACAGGGTGGCGAACAACTGCGCAGATACACGCAGACGGCAATTGAGTGGGAGAAGGCCACTGGGCAAGCAGTCAGCAAAACGGCGGAGCAGTTTGCAGCGCTTCAGAAAGACCCATTGACGGCGGTAATTCGGCTCAATGAAGGCACGAACTTTCTGACCGTCAGCGTCTATGAACAGATCAAGGCGCTGGATGATCAAGGCCGCAAGGCTGACGCATCGCGTGTCGCTATGGATGCGCTTGATGCCGCGATGCGTGACCGTGGTCAGGCAATCAAGGAGTCGCTGGGCTATATCGAGCAGGGATGGAACGCGATCAAGAGTTCCGCCGCGGAAGCTTGGGATGCGATGCTCAATGTTGGGCGCAAAGAAACTGTTGGTGACAAGTTGCTGGCCGCGCAGGCCGAACTCGACAAGCGCTTGAGTGAGCCTCTTGCGGTGGACAACGAGGCGATGCGAGCGTCACGGCAGAAGGGCATTGAGGTTCTTCGGGAGCGTATCTCTGTATTGCAAGAGCAGGCCAATGCAGAGGCGATGACGGCAGCTGTACAAGCAGATGCAGCCCGCGTAACGCAGGCGCGTCTAGCCTTCGACAAGGACTACGCCAAGGCCCTGGAGAAGGAAACCACTCTCCAAGAGAAGCTGAACAAGGCTCGCCGTGAAGGCGAAGCAGCCGGAAAGTCTGACGCCGAGATCAAGCAGGTTCTGACGTACATCACCAAGGAACACGAGAAGTCTCAGCAGGACGCAACGCGCACGGCGAATGCTGCACTGAGTGCTCAAGTCCAAGGCTACAAGAACGCGGACGAGAAGATTCTGAAGATCCGCCAGGCCACGTTTGAAGAGCTGGCGCGCATGGTGAAGTCTGGATCTATGAGCGAGCTCGATGCGGTGGACAAGAGCATTGAGATCGAGCAGGAGACCTGGGCGAAGCGCAAGGCCAATTTCGATGCTGAGCTGGCTGCTGCCGGCGCCAAGAAAGGCGCGGCCGTAGAGGTGACGCGCATCACTGGCCAGATGCAGGCTGCAGAGATCGAGCACGAGCGCCTGATGTCAAAGCTGCGCAACGATGCCGCAACGGCAATCGACAAGGAGATCGACCTGTACGACCAGCACCTGAAAAAGCAGCTGGAAGTTGCACAGGCTGTGCGTGACCAGGTGTATGCGGCGCAGGATGAGGCTAAGGCCATCGGATTGACTGGCGATGCTCTGCGTGAGCACAACAAGGCGCTTGTAGAGGAAAAGGCGCTGGCACTGGAGAAAAAGGCGAACACGGGGGAGAACATCCGTGGAGCGAATGCCCTGAGCGATGCCTACCGCCAGCAGGCAAAAGACATGCGCGAGCTGTTCAAGATCGGTGGAGAGAACCGCGTCGCTCAGATGATCTACGACTACAAGAAGGGCATCGAGGACAGCAACAAGCTACTGCAGGCTGAACTTGGACTGATGGGTCTTTCGTCCCAGGCGCGTGAGATCGCGCTGGAGCAACTGCGAATTCAGCTCGACTTGGAAACCAAGATCGCTGCGATCAAGGCGGGCATGGACGACACGCCTGAGCGCGCGAAGCGGATTGGAGAGCTTCAGGCGGCTGGTGCGATTGCCAAGGCAAATGCGGCCAGTAAGGTGTTCCTTGAGGACTGGAAGCGTTCTGTTCAGCAGTACGACGACATCTTCCGCCAGGGCTTTGCCGACATGCTCAACAACGGGGAGGATGGCTGGAAATCCTTCACGAAGAGCATGGCGACAACCTTCAAGACGACGGTTGCCAACGAGCTGTACAAGGCGTTTGCGCAGCCATTCGTGGTCAATGTCGTTGGCAACCTGATGGGGATCCTTGGTGGAGGGAACATAGCTGGTGCTGTCTCTGGCGGTGCTGGAGTGCTTTCGACGGTGGGCAACATCGGCAGCGGCTACAGCCTGCTGTCTGGTTTGGGTGGTGCTTTCGGAGGTGGTCTGTCGGGCGGCTTTGGTGGGCTGATGGGAAGCCTTGGCCTGAGCGCCACGGGCACCACGTTGGCCGGAGCACTGGACGCCGGGATGATCGCCCTGCAGGCAGGCAACATCGCTGGCGGCCTCGGCACGCTGGCCGGCGCCCTGGGCCCCATCGCTCTAGGTCTTGCTGGCCTGGTGTCGGTGTTTGGCGGCATGGATCGCAGCGGCACCCCGCACTGGGGCGCCGCAGCGGAATACAGCGGCGGCGTCCTCACGGGCGGCAACGACGTATTCCGGCGCTCCGGCACCGCGGGCACGTACAGCGCCCAGGCACAGGCCGGCGTGGATGCCGTGGCCAAGGGCGTGGGCGACACGCTCGAAGCCATGGCGCGCGCCTTCGGCCGGGACGGCGACTACAGCGTCATGACCGCGTACAGCGACGACAGCAGCGACGACCCCGGCTTCGGCAGCCTGCGCATCACGCGCGACGGCCAGAAGATCCGCGACTGGGAGGACGACCGCTACAGCAAGTGGGCGCCCGGCATCTTCGCGGACGGCGAGGAAGGCTGGAAGCTGTACCTGGCCGCCATCGCAAAAGACACGCGCCAGGCCCTCACGGACATGGATC